GTGCTCCCGTTATTATTTATATCTAATATTTGTTTATCTAAAAATTATAAATGGAGCGGTAAAGGAAAACTTTACGATGAACGCAATCAATATTTTGTTACCTGTAGATTAACAGAACAAAAAAGAGTTAAACCTTTTTTGGGAGAAGATACAGTTAAATGCTTTTATACTTGCACCGATGGAGATACACTAGTTATAACAACACATAGCGATTATGCATGTGAGCGACAAATACAAACTCCTCGTGGAGATTATAGAGATTGGAGAAACAGATAGCAGTATTTAAAAGAAATAGTAAATGTTATGGGGCAAAGTTTCCTAGTAAGAGAAGAGTCTTACCTTATAAAAGTCCTGTCGTTAAGAATCCTAAGTTCGTAGATCTCAAGAAGCTTACAGTTTCCAGTCCCACTTCTTGAGATCATTAAACATGACGACGTTGTTTCACTTTAAATTATATATTATTTAGTAGCTTGGTCAAGTAGTTTACGAGCTATGCTTGACGACGACATAGTTTTCTGACCACCGATATTAAATAACATAGGTATATTATTTTTTAAACAATATTCCATTTCTGGTGTAGAGGTTGGAACTCTATCACCACCGTTTGCAAAAGCAAAATACTGATCCATATCTTTTAAATTACTAACAACAGTATCATCATTGTCTTTTGCTTTAATAACTTTTCGTATGTATTGTGTCGAACTAACAATCTCACTTCGTTCTTCGTATGGTAACATTACAAATCCTTTTTTTCTTTGTAACCATTCATCAGTATTTATTATTGCCCATACTTCTCCAAACAAATTTGCTTGGCGGAACATATTTATATGTCCAGAATGTAGGGGGTCAAAGCCCCCACTCACTATTATAATCATGTTTTACCCTTATTATATCGTTTTCATCTAGTTTTTCACCTACCCAAACTTCAAATATCCTTGTATGGCCATTAGAGGCCCGTACACAATGAATTGTATTTTTGGGTATATAAACCCTAGCACCTCGTGTAAATGTCCACCAGTGCTCTCCTATGAGGGTCGTTGCTTCGCCATCAAGTATCTTCCAGTGCTCTTCTCTATATTTATGGTATTGAACTGACATTCCTTCACCCGGATAGACATGTAATATTTTTATCACATACTTTGGGGTAGTTTTTAACACACGATAATGACCCCAAGGTCTTGTGACTATATCATAAGAGCGCATAAATTATCTAAATGGTGGGCCCATGAACCAACATACTAAACTGTGTCGAGTTCCCTCTGTTACAGCTTTTATTCTATGAAGATAAAATGATGGGAATATAATCATATCTCCTTTATTTTTAAATCCTTCTATTGGTTCAATCTTACCGTCCATGTTTTTAATCTGTAAAATACCACCTTTGTAGTCTTCAAAGTTTGATAACTGCACAACCATAGATAATTTTCTAATCAATCCCGGATAAGGACCATCAGTTTCTGGTGGATAAATATCTCTGTGCCATTGATAGTGTTGTCCTTTTTTATATTCTGTAAACTGTGGGCACTGTAAGTTTGTAACTTCGAATCCATAGTCTTGTTTGTTTAGTTGAGCAGCAATCTCACAAAGCTTCGGAACAATCCAATGATCAAGAGGAAAGAATCTAACTTTAGAATTACGATCTTTTTTTAAATCAACTTCTTTCTTCCACATTACCCCGGCTAACTTATCAGAGTAAGACGGTGACTCTTTCACAATTTCATCACAAAATTTTATAGGCACTGCATTAGGCACAGTCTGATATGTTTTATACATCCACTACCTCACAAGAATTAGCTGTACACGCAAGAGTTTGTGACGAGCTAGTGTTATCATCTTGTTCATATAAAGCTAACTCCTGCCAATTTATTTTGTCTGGCTGTTTCTTTTGTAACTTATTATATGTGTCTTTGTCAATATCTTCGTAAGGAGCTTGTTGATAGACATGTCCAAAGTTTGGCAAGAAAGAAACACCACTAAGGTCATCAAAGTTTTTCCAACACCAATCTGCTACACCCAACCACTCACTATCATTAACAGATATTGTTACACTTGGTTTGTGTTCACACCAATGTTTTGCATACATCAACCAATGTTCTAGCTGTTCAATTGCTGTCCGACGGTGTCTTGTAATACAACCCTCCGGGGCTTTTTCTACAAAAGAAAATACTGCGGTTGCATCTGGTTTCATAACACAATCCTCTGTAGGTATTTTTTGTGATTGTAAAAATTTAGTTAATGGATCTTTTTTATCACCCCTAACTCTACGAATATAATGTTGGTTGTGTCGAGCATGAATACCTGAAGCTGCATTAACTAGTTGTGACACAGTGCCAGAAGGTTTAACACAAGTTATTGCTGTTGCTTGATTAATACCTAACAACGATGCCCATGCCTTATTAGTTTTTACAGCTGTCTCTTTCATTTGAATAAGAGAATCTACTAAAACTTGTTTGTTAAAAATATCTCCAGATAAAACTTCATGATCCATAATACCAGTTAAAGACACTCCTAATAATCTTTCAGCTTTAGTAGTGTCACTCCACTGCTTTCTTAAATATTTAAATTCAGTTAGTGTAGCTTGAAAAGTTCCTAAGATAGTTGCTGCTTTTACTTTGTCTAATAACTCCTCTTCTGTGTCGTTAGCTCTAACAACTACTTCACTTAAATTACAAAACTGAAAAGGACGTAATATTATTTCTGAACATGGGTTGGTTCCGAACTCAAATTCATAATCTCTTCTTTTATTTCTAGCCGCAACTTTCTTTGAAGCTTTTCTATTGAAGATACCTCGTTCACCGCTACCTGATTTATATAGAGCCAACCACTCTTCCATAAATGTACCAATATTGTCTGGTTTAGATTCATAAACGGCTGAGTTATTAGATAGCCCTCTTTGTTTTTCTATTCGAAACCACTCTCCAGCTTTCGCATCTCTCATGTCTCTATCATTTAAGTCTGACAAACTAATCATAGCAGATCGGCGAACACCACCAACCACTACAATCTCCCCAACTTTACAGACTAAATCATGACACTCTAAAGATGTTAGTCGTCTACCTTTGGCTTTGGTAAAGGTTTCAACGGCAAAGTTAAATAGGTCGACGAGCGGCGCAGGTCCAGAAGCTCTCCCACCGAAAGTTTGGAGCCTCGATCCTGATGGGCGCACGTTTGATATATCCCACCTCGGTATTTGCCCGGCATACAATAGTGTAATGATTTCCCGAAATGCTTTTGCCCAACCGAGCTTAGAATCTCGAACGACAATAACTGTTTCAGTAGTATGTAAATCATCAGCAACAATAGGAAGTTGCTCAGTGTATTTTTTCTCAACACTAAATCCTACTCCTGTTCCACACATTAGTATATATAATATCTCATCAAATGCTTTCGGATGATCTATTGGTACATATGAACAATTATAACCAGCTACGTTCTCTCTTTCCAAGGCCGGTCCGGCTGTCATAAGTGCTCTCATTGACGGCATAACATCTAAGTTTAAAACTTTATCTTCTAAATACTCACGAGTCTTAGTGCTCAATGTATAGTTACAATTCTTTTTTAAATGTGTTTCAAAAAAATTAAAATATCTAGCTACTGTTTCGTGCCACTCTTCTCTTCTTTTTAATTTAGGTAACCATCTTGCGTATCTAGATTTGTGAATGAATTGTTGATAAACCGAAGGTAGTTGTTTATTCGTCGCCATGTCTTTGTCTCCTTTTCATTTTGTTAATGTTTCGTATGTGTGTCAATGTCATAAAGATATTTAGTATCATCATGAAATGTAACTGTTCTTGTATTGTCCACCACCACCAAAAAATCTGGGATACTAAACCGAAGTATGGTGCTTTCACTGTGCCATTGCCATATAAATAGACCGACACACATGCGGTTATTGCAGCCATAATTTCTAATAGTGGGATCTCAGATATTAACATTCTTTTTCTAGTAATTCAATATACCTATTCAAATACCATCTAGATTTTTGCAAGTCCTCTAGTCTTTTGCCTTTGTAGTTACATCTCCACGTGTATTTCATAACTTGTCCACGTAAGTATCCACGATATTCTTCAGGTGTTAGTGCAGCTTCAATGGCATCTATACACTCTATGCCTTTATCATTTAGTTTATAATGGGGTGGGTTGTTTACTAGGTCGCTCATGTTTCTTCTCCGTTTCTCATATTTAATAATACATTTAATCTTTTTCTTTGAAAGTCACAATTTATAGGTTCGTTAATTATTTGTTTTGCGAAGGCTCTGACTTGTTGATAATTTAGATTTGCTAGATCACATACATCTACGAACCATGTAGCCGTTACTCCAGTTGTTTTTGTAAACCATCGAACAGCATCCCCTTTATGTTGTTTAGTTTCTTTTGATTGTGAGTCTCCATCATTTGTTGCATCTAATAATCCTTGGTAAATAACAGCTCTAAATAAAGCTCTTTCGTTTTCTCCTTCTTTATTTTCTTCTCCGCTGGTATCGAGTGAAGGGTCGAACACTAGTCGGCTTGACTGTGTTTTTAACGAAGAGTTCTGTGGTATTAATTTTTTTTGGTTTTTCATCTACCCATTCTAACGGCACCAATCGTGATGCCCAAATAAAATTGTTGTTTTCTAGCCAATCACTGTAAGTTGTTTTGCTAGTTTTGTAAAGTCTGTTGTTTGAATTTTGCAAAACAAAACGAATATCTAAGTCCGGTCTTTGTTGTTTAATTAACAAATGTTTTGCTCTAGATTCTTTAGTTAGTTCGCCTTTAATTTCTATTATAATACCATTCGATAAAACTAAATCAGGTGTATAAGTTTTGTTTTGTTGTGGAATATTGTAAGGGATCACCAAGCTTTCATACTCAAAGTCAACTTGATTATCTTCTAAGTGACTACATACAACCTTTTCAAACATTGATCGATAAAAACCGTCACCTCTTTTTAAATAACTCATGGTAAATCCTCTGAAACATTCGGTTCTTTAACCACCTTGGTTAACCATTTAGGTCCTTTACTATAAATAAATTTTCTTAAACCCTTACCCTCGTTGGCATCTGACCAACAATCTAATTTGTAAGGACAGTAAGAACAGCCAACAGCTAATCTACGATTACCGGATGCACCTTCAGGAATGTCCTCATAACAACGAGCGGGTGGTTTATCTTTGTATCTTAAAACTTTTCTTAAATGTGCAATTCTTTTTCTTGCATCAGGTACGTCTGTTTTTTTAGGAACACATAAAGCAAGAGCACCGCTTTGTTTATCAATAGCTAGAAAAGCAACCTTATCATTCTCGTTTGCCTCAGAGTATGCGGCTATTTGATGAAGATATCCGAACGCATCTGTCTCTTTTGTTAAATCATTTTCTTTAAATTTTCTAAAACCAAATGATGATGCTGATTTTATATCCACTACCCAATCATCTATGATAGCATCTTGGTGACCGGTAACACCATCAAGTTTTAATGTTTGTTGTGCTCCCTTAACAGAATGCCCGGCAGTTTTTGTAAGTAGAATCAGAAGAGCCTCTAGCATATGCCCATATAAAAATTTTATTTTTGCATGAGATGGAAGATGTTCTTTTAGTTCTGGTTTGTATAACTCATACCACAATTGTTTATCTGGTTTGCCGAGGTTTGACATACGCACACCCCGGCTACCAGTTTGTCTTTCTTTTAATGAACGAAGAAGTGCATTCTTAATGTCTAGACAAAATTCATCTACGTCTTTCTCTGATGGAGTTACATTATTCTCATCTTCAAATAAATCATAAATGTCTTTGACTAGTGAATGTATATTCTTCATGCATGTTTAGAATGGATCGCCGCCCACTCCCTCTTCTTGCGCTTCATTATTTTTAGGTGCTTCGTATCCTTTTGTTTTCTCAAATTGAGTGTTACTTCCATCAGGATCATAAGCAACTAAGTTAACTACCTGAACGGCACTTAACGAAGCCGACTTACCTTTTTTACCACTACGTTCCCAATCGTAAGTTGTAAAGGCCACGTTAACTTTAGAGCCATTACCGATCAGAATGTCCGGACTGATAGGATTTTTTTGGGAGTCAACGACTTTAGGTGGAGTTTGTTTTGTACCATCTCTACGTTTGTATTTTCTTTTAAATGTAAAGAACTCTCCACGTTCATCGTTTTTGTTTCTAAAACCCGCAGTAAGACCAAGGTCTTCTTTAAGTTTTTTCTTAGTTGCATCTGTCAATTCAACATCGATAGAAAAAATTCCATCTTCGTTGTACTGATCAAAATGTGGTTGGTGGACTTTCGCCCAGTGGCATATGCCTGAAATAAAATGAGTACTATTAGCCATCATTTCTCCTTATGTAAAAGTTTGTAAAATTATATCTCCGAAAAGATATGTTGACAGTATACTATACTGTGGGTGATGTCAACTTAGTGAGTTTCTCTCCACGTTGTGCCGATAGAAAACTCACTATCAAGTGGGCATCTTAATTTAAATTGTTGTTCTACATTTTTCATTGCCTCCTTTGTTAAGTTACCAAATTCTTCAGCTTGATTTTTTGCAACTTCAAACTGAACTTCATCATGGACGTTAGCCACTGGCTTTGCATCCATCTTCTTTTCGTGTATTCCATCCACAATATTCAGTAGCCACTGCTTACATATTATAGCACCGGCTCCTTGAATAAGTGTATTCAAACTTGAGTGAATGGAACGAGCGAGTAGAATTCTTTTGTCGAGAGCAATCAATTGATACTCTCCATATTTTCTTTTTCTTTTTTGTAAGATTTTTACTAACGATGTTGTTAGAGTTTTCATACCTGATACTTTGTTTGTAAATCTTTTACGACTATTCAGTCCGGCCTCTACACTACCTCCTACAATCTTACCTAGTTTGGCATCTCCAGCTCCATAAATAAAAGCATACACCCAAGTCTTTGCAGTTGGTCTGTCTTTTAATCCAATAATTTTTTGATTGTAAGTATGTATATCTCCATCAACAACTTGGTCTGTAAAAGTTTGATTCTGTAAATAATGTGCGAAACATCTTAACTCAAGTGAACTAGCATCAGAGCCAACCAGACAATATTTTTCTGGGTCTGCTACTGTCCACAAACCACGGCACTCTTTTCCGTATGGAGAATAACTTGCCGGAACTTGCGCCATGTTCGGCCCATAGTGACTCATGCGAGACGTAACGCAACCTAATGTAATTACTCTACCGTGTACTTTGTTATCTTCTCTAACTACTTTCAACCATGAAGTTATCTGTGAAATTCTTTTTTCATACAATAAATATTCAGCAATTATTTTAGCTTCAGGATAATCTAATTCTTTTAAAACGGCTTCATCAATGACAGGTTTACCAGTCGGTGTGAGTTTTGTAGGTTGCCATCCGTATTTCTCTTTTAGTTTATCTGCTATTTGTTTGCGTGAACCCGGATTAAATTTATCTACACCATCTTTTAATGGTGCACCAGACCTCTTATGAAATCGTTTTGTATACACAGTTGGAAATATATCTTCTAATTTTATTTGTATGTCCTCGGAAAGTGCTTTGAGTTCTTCAAGTAAATCATGTGCTTTGTTTACGTTTAAAAAAAATCCATTAGACTCTTGCCAATCAATTATTCTTCTGACTCTATGTTCCATACGCACACTATCTTTACTAAAGATTGCTATCTTTGGCGCAAGATGTTGCATTAAAATTCTAGTTATGTGAACATCTTGTTGACAATACTTCAACATATCTTCTGTGTATTCAGTAAAATCTTTGAACTCTATCTTGCCCGTACGGTCTAACTTTTTACCCCATGCTTTTAAACTATGACCACCTTCTCGATGTGCGTTTACCATTTGTGAAAGCAATAGGGTATCAATAATATTTTCCAAAGGTATTTCAATGTTTAATAGTTTCTCCAGAACGGGTCCATCAAAACTTACACCGTTGTGCATAATATATTTTTTATTTTTACGATGAAATAATTTAAACTCTTCGCACCCTTTTTGTTGTATAAAGTTTTTCATCTCTCCAGTATGATAATCTTGTACACAGATACAATGTATAACTTTAGCATCTAAAGAATCTGTTTCTATATCTAAGACACATACATCAAATTTTGAATCCATCTGATACCTCCTGAAAATCTTCGTTGGATTGTTGTTTAGGATTTGATATCTCTTGCATACGTCCAGTATCTTTGTCCCATTGTAACCAACAACACGGCCCGGTCTCGCCGCTGAATCTGTTTTTGAGGATACGTATTGTTGTTTGGTTTCTTTTATCTTCATCCTCAGCTTGTCCATTTCTTTCTAAAGAGAAACAAAAATCAGAGAGTTGAGCAATACCGTGTGACCCACGTAGTTGTGATAGACTTACGATAGCACCTTCTTCATGTCCACTATCGGAACTTGTTCTTCTACTTAGATGAGACACTAACATGAGGTGTATGTTCTGTTCTTGTACAAGAGTTCTTAGTCGTGTCATGATACTATCTATCGCTCTTCTTTCGTTGTCTCCAACCATAGCAGATACAATCATTGTTAAGTGATCGAGAATAATAAACTTACAATCAAGACCACTGGCTAGGTACTGCACCTTAGCAATTATGTTATCAATATCAGTTGATCCAAAGTGATCCCACATTCTAATCTTTTTTGTGCCTAGTGTTGCCTCCCATGATTGTTTCTTCTCTTCCATAGTAGCTTCAGCGAACGGTAGATGTAAGGGTTTGTTTGCATGTATTGACATGATACCTTTTGTTGTTCGTTCTATTGACTCTTCTAAAAATAAACAACCCACAGAGTGTTCTGTGTATTTTATTATGTGATAAGCTAACTCTCTCATTACACTAGATTTACCTATACCTGACCCGGCAGTATATGTACATAACTCTCCGAATCTCATACCGTAAGTCATCTTGTTCATACCATCCCAAGGGTAAGGTACTGATTCTATTACCTTTTCATTAGCAATTAAGTCCCATGTATTTTCACCCAGAATGATACCTTCTGGTGTATAGTTCTGTGCACCATAGAATCTATCCATAAATTCATTTCTTTTATTTTGCAGTAGGTACTCATTGGGGTCTTTTAATGTGAGGTTTACAATAAATACTTTCTTGGGTGGGAATAACTCTGCTACTTTTCTTGCAGACTTTCGACCAGCTTCGTCGTTGTCAAAGCAGATGTATATCTTTTCAAAACTATTTATATATTCAAATTGTTTTTTACAATCAGACACAGCACCTCCGGCTCCGGTACGCACACTAACTACTGGATAACTTTTTGGAGCAAACATTTCGTAAACAGACATGGCATCTATCTCACCTTCGCAGATTGTTAGAACTTTGTTGTTGGTGGAACTAAATAGTTGTTGACCAAAGAGTAATGCTGATGATGTTTTACCCTCGAAGTTAAACATCTTGGTGGCTACTCTTCTGACTTTTGTAGCTACATGATTACCATCTTTATCGAAGTAGGGGTAGTGATGTTTTTGTATGTTGGGTTTGTCATCGTTGGTGGTGGTCACTCGATATGCCATACATGTTTTAAGACTGATCTTTCGATCGGTTATAGCCTTACTTGGCCCGAGCCGAACCACGTTTGTTTTGTGTTGTTGTGTGTTGTAGGTTTTGCCGTCCGAGTTTTCTAGTAACTCTTGTAGTTCTTTTGGATCTTTGGGCGGTGCGATATATGTTGAACAACCATAACACCATTGATGTCCATCACCATACAGTGCATTGTTATCTCTTGATCCACATTGTTTACAAGGTAAATGTGTTACAAACCTTTCGTTTTCTTTTTGCATAATTGTCGTCTCCTATTTTGCGGGTCTTGCCCTATAATTATCTCCTCGAATTATTTTTGTCAAGGGGTTGCTACATTTTGATAACCGTGATAGCCTATCCCCATATACAGAGGGGGACTATATATAGTTATCTATAGTTATCTATAGTTATCTATAGTTATCTATAGTTATCTATAGATTAACTACTAATAATATCTTTATATCTATAATAACCTTTATTCCTACTTTTAAAATTTATTGTCCTACCATGACAGTTGCGACAAAGAACCATCGAGTTTGACAGACGGTTGTTGTAGCGGTTGCCATCGATATGATGAAATTCCATCGGAGCAACGTCCTCGGTGACACCACATTGGTGACAGACCCATTTGTTATTATCCTTTAGATAATTAATAATCTGTCTCTTATGTCCAACCGATGCTCCCATCAGTTCATCATCGACTACTCTTCTGTCTCTAATTTGTTTCCGATGTTTTTGTTGGCAGACATTGTCACAATATTTATTCATGGTGTTGCTCCTATTCTCATGAGTTTTATTGCAATACAAACAGTTGTATACACCGGGATTTCTCTTCTGCCTTTTCTTATGTTTGCGATTATTTTCAGTCGCAGCACATGACAAAGAACAATATTTACCTTTAGGTGTTGATGTTTTATTAGTACACCCAGTCCGATTACATTGTGTCATTTGAAATTAACTTTGATTACATTGTCTGTCGTTTGTTCTGGTGCCTCGGTATCACAAGGTCGATCATCTACATAATCTTTTTGTGGATTTAAGATTTCATACAACGCATAGTTAATTAAATAGTCGATATCTTTATCAGATAAATTTCTATCTGTCTCTGCAATAAGAGTAGCTATAACATCTTGTAACATAGATTTTAATTTAGATAATTTCATTATTGTTTCTCCTTATCTTTTAATCGTTTAATAAATATGTCATCAAAGATAGCATTAACGACATCATAGTATTGCTCTTGTGTATAGTGTTTAATATTAATAGCTTGAACTCTGTGCCTAAACTCATGCGTCATAGCAATTAAATGAACGGCTTCTACATCTGACAATAGACCTTCATGTTCTGTATCATAACCATTAGTATATTCCATATTTTCTCCATTTGTTTTTATCAGTTATTTTAAAAGACTCAGTTGGCTCACACTTCATATGCACAAACTTAATGTCTTTTTGGTTTTCAAACTGTTTTACAATTTCTACTTTAGCTCTTGCACAATCAGTTTGTAAAGGTAGGTATAGTTTTTGATACAATTTACCATGCATCTCTAACCATAGGGTTACTATAAAATAATCTAACATTTTTTATTACTCCAAAAATAAACAATTAATCCAAAGATTATATAAGCTAATGTTATATTCATTTCTTAAACTCCTCTAATTCATTTATGAGGGCATCTAAACCTGAACATAGACCATCAAAACGAGCATTTAAATACCTGTCGTTTGTCTCTACCTCGTGATCGATCTTAACATTTAAGGCTCTATATTTTATTTGCTCTAGTGTAAATAATTTATTAGAATCATTCATCTTTGTCTCCTTGCTTAGCTATATGTGTGTCCCAACCCACACACATATAACCATAGCTCG